AATATATTAGACATGGCGGTAAGTGGCAAGACTTTTTAGATAATTTAAACATCATCAAAGAATTAGACCACAAAGTAAGTTTTAATATGTTATGGATTCCGTTAAATTATCTTTCAATATTTGATTGTGTTAGTTTTTTACAAGAACTAGGATTTCATGAAAATAGTTTTATTATTAATGGTATTGAAGATCCTAAACCCTTTGATATTCGACATTTATCAGATAAAGTATTAGACCACTTACGAATAAAATTAAAAGATAAGATAGATAGTTCTGGTGATTATTTACTTAGAAATAGTTATCAAAATATGTTAGACTTTGTAAATAAGCCTTTTATTAAAGACAAGGAGTTAATGTTAAAATATATTACAAGAATTGATCAACTAAGAAAGTTACGAAGTAAAGACGTCTTTCAGGAGTTTTATAAATGTTTACAAAACTAGACGACCATCTATACCCAAACTTAGTTGAAGTTTATGACTTCCATGAAATAAACAAATTTGTTTACCCTATCTTCAAATGTGGAAGAAGTACAATTACAGAAATAGCAAAAGAAAAACAATTTCCAGTACTAGTCAATGAACAGATAAAACAGTTAAAGTTAATTGACATTTATTTAAGAAATCCTAAAGAACGATTTATCAGTGGAGTTCGCACATATCTTCACAACGTTAGAAATGAAAACTTAGACGTAAACACTATTATCTACTACATTAAACAAGGAATAATATTAGATAGACACTTCTTGCCTCAGATATGTTGGTTAATTAATCTTGCTAGGTATCTAAGCCCAGCTACAAAATTAAGTCTACATTCAATAGCTATGTTAAATGAATACTCACAAGGTGTACACGCTAAACCTGAAAAAGACGAAAGTATTGATTTATCAGAATTAGAGCAAGTACCTAATTTAGAAATGTATCATAGATTAGATCAAATTATATTAGATGAATTAATAGGTGATAGTTGGACAATACAAGAAATACTTAATCATTTAAAAACAAGTGACCCAATAGCATATACAGCAGTTATAGGAAAAGCAAAACATGTATTGTCCAAGATTTAAACACTTTGCTAGACTAAACGAAGATGGTACAACAAGTCGTTGCGGACATATGGTTGATGCACCTAGGTTTAAATCATTTGAGGAAATGGAATCTAGTGAATGGAATCAACACTTACAGAACACAGAACAATGGCCTATAGAATGTGTGCGTTGTCAATCAACAGAACAAACAGCAGGACAAAGTATTAGACTAGACAGTGAACGTAAACACAAGTTACTAAAAAGTTTTAGAGATGATTATCTAGTTATAGGTGGTGTCTTAGACAACGTGTGTAATTCAGCATGCCAGTTTTGTTGGGAAGGGTTATCAACTACTATAGGTAGTTTAAAAAAGAATGTAATTAAGCTAGAAAATGTCACAGCATTTGACCAACTACCTAAAGATAGAATAGTAGAATTAGACATTAATGGGGGCGAGCCAAGTTATAGTAAAAACTATAAACAGTTACTAAACAACTTGCCACCTAATGTTAAGATAGTTAGAATAAACACTAACGGAACACAAGTAATACCAGAAGTAAAACAATTACTAGAAAACAAAGTTAAAGTAACAGTCACACTAAGTTTTGATGGCACTGAGCAGGTTAATGAATATAGTCGTTGGCCTATACAGTGGAAAAAATGGGACTCAGTGGTAAGAGAGTATAAACAATTAGCAGATACTAGTAATTTAATTGAATTAGGGTTTTGGAGTACACTTAATGCGTTTACTATAGCAGATCTAGAAAACATGTTAAGGTATGCAGACTCGGTAGGAATACCATTTAGTTATGGACTACTTGAGTTTCCAGAACAGTTAAGCATAAAATATACAAATCCGTTTACTGTAAAAGCAAAAGAGCTTTTTCAAAAAACGGACATATTGTTGCTCAAACAACTTGAACCTTTGGTTGCTTCAAGTTATAATAACACAAAAGAATTAGTAGATTTTGTAACTGAACAGGATAAACTACGCAAAATAAGTTATAAAGACTACTTTGATATAGAACTAGGAGAATAACATGGCCAAACCATTTGACGTAAGTAAATTTAGAAAGAGCATCAGCAAATCAATTGCTGGACTATCAATTGGATTTAACGATCCAACAGACTGGGTATCAACAGGTAACTATGCCTTAAACTATTTGATCTCGGGAGACTTTAACAAAGGTATTCCACTAGGCAAAGTAACAGTGTTTGCCGGAGAGTCGGGTGCAGGCAAATCATATATCTGTTCGGGTAACATTGTTAAACACGCACAGGAACAAGGTGTGTTTGTTGTCCTAATTGATAGTGAAAACGCACTAGATGAAGATTGGTTAAAGGCCTTAGGTGTAGATACGTCAGACGAAAAATTGCTCAAACTCAACATGGCCATGATTGATGATGTAGCAAAAACAGTCAATGACTTTATGGGCGAGTATCGTGCTATGGCAGAAGAAGAGCGTCCTAAAGTTTTATTTGTTATTGACTCACTTGGTATGTTACTAACTCCTACAGATGTTGATCAGTTCCAAAAAGGTGACTTAAAAGGTGACATGGGTCGTAAGCCTAAAGCACTAACAGCACTTGTACGTAACTGTGTTAATATGTTTGGTTCAGCTAACGTAGGACTTGTAGCAACTAACCACACTTACGCATCACAAGATATGTTTGATCCAGACGATAAGATTTCAGGTGGACAAGGCTTTATCTACGCAAGTTCAATTGTTGTTGCTATGAAGAAACTTAAACTTAAAGAAGACGAAGATGGTAACAAAGTATCAGATGTTAGAGGTATTAGAGCAGGTTGTAAAGTAATGAAAACTAGATATGCTAAACCGTTTGAGGGTGTACAGGTTAAGATTCCATATGAAACAGGCATGAATCCATATTCAGGCTTAGTTGATCTAGCAGAGAAAAACAACCTATTAGTTAAGGATGGTAACAGACTACGCTTTGGTGAAGGTGATAACGAAATTAAAATGTTCCGTAAAGCATGGGAGTCAAATGAAGATGGGTGCTTAGATAAAGTAATGGAACACCTCAAAAATCAGACAAAAGAAGTAAATATAGAAGATGTTGAAGCCAGTATAGATGTTGCTACAGAAATGGAAATGAAAGCAATTGATGAGGCAGAAGCAGTTCAAACAGAGGAGACAGAAGAATAAAATGTTGAACGCAATAGCTGATATATTTGAAACACTTAAAAATCATATTAACGAAGGCCTACACAAAGATGCCGCCATTGACCTAGTACATACTCTAGTAGATGTACAAGGTGTTAGTCCTAAAGAAATTAGAGAATCAAATCTAATGGAAGATGATGATGTTAAAGATGCTCTATTAGACTATGACGATACTGTTGACGAAGAGGATGATGGTTTAGATCCTTGGGGCGACGAATATGATGAAGATGAGGAAGATGAGGACTATTAATGAGTTGGTATAGTGATGTTACAAATGACATTAGTAAAATACCTGACATGCTGTTATACTATGAAAACGAGTTACTGACAGCAAAGAAAGAATGTTCAGTGTATGGTAAAGTTGAAAAGAACCTAGCAGACTTACCTGGTATCACAGAACACAGGTTTAACCAGTTACAAGAAATAGAAGCAGTGTTAAACTATCTTAATATTCAATTACGTAAGATTAGACGTAAGCACTTTCAAAAGTATTTAGAAGCATATCAACGAGCATTAACATCACGTGATGCAGAAAAGTATGTTGATGGTGAGGACGAAGTTATTGACTTTGAAACACTGATCAATGATGTTGCTCTATTAAGAAACAAATGGCTTGGTATACTTAAAGGCTTTGAAAGCAAAAACTTTATGCTAGGACACGTTGTTCGTTTAAGAACAGCAGGCATGGAAGACATCAGTGTATAGACATCTAGTTGATCAAGAAAGCCACGATCATAGTCTAACAACACTTGACTTACTATTAGGCTACTATGATTTTGTAGAATCTATAGGCACAGTGCTTGACGTAGGCTGTGGTAAAGGGTATGATCTACATTGGTGGGCAACACTCGAAACGGCA